TGCAGTTGCTAACATAAAGTCTTCACCCACAACATTTATACCCTCACGTGTTTGTTTCAATGAACCAACACCCCTAGAAGAAACTCCAAGTTTTACACCTTCACTAATAAGTGATGATGCAATTTTTCCCATTGGAGTAGAGAGGATTTTTGCTTTACCTATAAAATTAGAACCACTTTCTTTTAGTGATACTATCTTGTGAGATACTCTATCAAGGTTAACAGTTGGACCATCTGGATGTCCCAGTTCTCCAAGTGCTCTTCCTGATGTCACATGATTTTCATTGTATCTGCAAACTTCTCTACGAAGGGTTTCCATTGGATACATACGACCATTTCTGTTCTTTATGTTTCCTTGAAGGAATACACCCTCTATGTACAGTTGTTTCTTTCCACCTTTATTTTCAATAATAAATTCAACTGATTCAATTTCTTCTCTGATAAGTTTCATTATGCTTGTCCTGTAATTTGAACTTGTTGAATGTATGCCTTACCAGATCCAGTATCTGTTCTGGCAGCAACTTTAAAAGATCCTCTCAAAGTTGCATCTGGATCATTAAAAGTACCACTAACTGAACCACTATTGTGTTCAACTATGATCCTTTGACCAAAGAAGTTTTCTCCCAACCCTCTGTTTGCAGCACTAGATTTGTTGAACACATTTTTGACTCTCTTATGAGTAAAATCAAAATCTGTTTGTGTTGAACAACTTAAACTAACATAATCACCTACTCCAAAAGGAGATGATGTTCCTTCTGGAAAATCTATGATGGTTGTAGATCCTTTGGTATAACTAACTACTCTAGCAGATGTGTTACTAAATGCTAATGTAACAGCACTATCCTTTGGAATTATGAAATCAGTTACTGCTGCAACAGGTTCAGTTCCAATAGCTACGTGTGTATTTTGTCCAGTGGCAACAATTCTCAAAGCATTAGATTTACCAGATATTGGTGAAGATTGCTGAGATGCTGTGCCAGTGGTTATTGAAGTTCCTGCTCCAACTATCCTAAGAGTCATTCTCTTTATACAGAATCATTTTATTTATTTATAATTATTCTTCCTCTTCTTCTACCTCATCCTCTGTATCTAATTCTGCCTCTACTTCAGTATCAATCTCTGCTTCTGGTTCATCACCATCACCTACTTCAGGTAATGGATCTCCCTCTTCAGGTTCACCAAAGAGACTACTTGCTACTGTTGATTTATGATTACCAATTTTTTCAGCAGACTTAGCATATAGCATATCTTTAATAGCATCACTTATTTGAGAAGGACTCTCATTGGAAACTATCATATCCATTAATTCATCCATTGTTTTTAAATCCTTACAGTTTATTTATTAAATTTCACCACCCTTAGGCATTTCAGCAGCTTTGCCATCTGCCTCAGTGGCTGCACCTTGACTCTCTAAATCAGGTTCAACAACAGGTGATCCTAAATTTCCACCTGCAATTGGTTGTCCTGTTTGAGGATCAATTTGCATTTGAGCAGGATCAGGTATGACCCCATCCTTAATTTCCTGCTTCATCAATTTATCTTGTTCAATTATCTCCTCATCTGTTTGTCTTAAAATCTTACGTCTTAAGTAATCTTGTGAGAAATATCTACCAACATAGGGTTCAGCAGAAGCAACCATTGTTAATCTTTCTGCTAACAACTCAGACTCTTTGAGTTCTGCAAAATGATTATCATAAAGAAAATCATATTGAATATGCTCACTCATAATCTCCCAATCTTCAGGAGTTATTACATTCTTAAGAAGAAGTTGTGTTTTTAATATGTCATTGAACAAATTAGAAAATCTTTTTCTTAATCTACCTACAAATTTTGAGAACTTAACTTCATCTCTTAATATCTCAGATGATCTTCCTAAGTTAAATCCACCCTCACCACCAGGTGCTCTAGACACTGGAACATTCAGTGATCTATATAATTTTTCTTGAAAATATTTTATATCAGTTATTTCACCTAAATTTTGTCCACCAGGTAAAGTTGTAATTTCTGTTCCTCTACCACCCTCTCTCCTTGGCAACCAAAAATCCTCTAGCATACTCATATATTTTTTATCATCTCTAATCTCACCAGTGTTAGCATCATACACTAATTTATTTCTATATCTCATCATTACATCTCTGAGATATTGCTCTGCCTTTACTTTAGGTAGATTACCAACATCAATATAAAATATTCTTCTTTCTGGTGCTCTTGATAATCTATAAATTACAAGACTATCTTCAATCATCCTAAGTTGATTGACTGCCTTAATTGCCTTATGTAAATATGATAATGTTGATCCTTTATTTCTATCTACTAATCCACTGGTACAATAAGCAACAGAATCCCTAGTCATTTTAATACCTTTATTTCCACCAGTCATAGCTGATGGCATTTGTGATGGGTATGTTGATTTAGGACTATAAACAAAATACTCTTCAATCTTAGGAAATTCATATTCCATGGGATTGTCATTATTAATATTAGCTAATCTTGCCTCCTTGGATTCTCTCTTTTGTTGTCTTACATATCTAATTTTCATGGAATCAATATACCTCAATTCCATTATTCCTTCTTGAGGATTTTTGAGATCAATTACTTTGTGATAATATAATCTACCATCCACATACCAATTACGATATATCTCATGTGCTTTTTTATCAAAATCTAAAAGGTCTTTTACTATCTTAAATTCTTCTCTAATTCTTTTCTTTATACCATCACTGGCATTTAAATTTGATAGTTCTATTTCTACAGGAGAATCATTAGTGTCTGATACAATAGCTTCATTTACAATATCTTCAATGGCACTATCACACTCAGGGTGTAGTGCCATTTCTCTATATCTTTTTATTAAATCAAATTCTGTTCTATATACACCTTCTATGTCTACATATGAACCAAAAAATCCACTGGTTAAATAGTGATCAGAACCATCTGCATTATTAGGAGGTATTGGGGATACTACCCCAGATGGTATCTGTTCAGTATCCTCTATTGAAAAACCAAATAACCTTGCCATTATTAATACTTAACCTTGTGTACTATTTATTAGGCACCAGCGCCAGCACTTTCAGGATACCAGTATTGTACCTGGAAGTCAACTGTAAATTCCTCAATAGTATCAGTTGTATCATATGATAGATCAATAGCAGATATTGTGGTTGGGAAAATATCCACAAATCTATATTGAGCTAGTATGTTACTATCAGTTGCTGGACTATTTACAGCTTGCTGTGTTGGAGCACTTCTACCTAATTGATAAACAATTGCTTGTCCCATATAAGATGATGGATCAGTTAAACCTGATGAATCTGCATAGTTTGCAATGTTTTGTGCCCATGCTTGGAATGCTCTGTAATGATTGAAATCTTCATCATTCATCACTGTTACAGTCCATGGGTCAAATGTTCTATCACTAGAAACTTTTAACACACGTCCTCTGAAAGGAATATCAATTTGACCTACATTTGATGCAGGTAGATTTGCTGCTTTACATAAAAATCTGAACCTGTCTCCATCAAATGTTCCATCACCATCACCTTGTATACCAAGGTTTACACCATCAGGAAAATTAACTTGAACCTCAAACAGATTGGGGCGTACACCACCACCAATCAGTTTAGATTTAAATTGAGAGATAGTCCTCTGTGGGATTGTTGCCATTTTTTAAGATCCTCCTTTTGTTATTTAGATATGATTAGTTAAACTCTGCCAGCTACTTCTTCAAAACTCACTCCAGTTCTGGTAGCTACAAAGGTTAGTGTAACAAAGTTGATAGACCTTGCTGGTTTCAGGAATATGTCTGCCCTGAATTCATTATTGTCAATCACATCAGGAGTGTTATTTGTTTCATCACAAATAACCAGGAACCCATTTAGTCCCCTCTTTGCCTCAACATCCCTTAAGAATGGTTCAACAATATTAACAAAGTTTGCTCTTGTAACTTGATCATTAAGTTCAAAGAGTTGAGCCTCTGCTGCTTTTTGCAGTGACTGTTCAATAGTTAGGAATAATCTTCTTACATTAATTCTGTCAAATGCAGAAGCAAATCCTAATCCAGTTTTATCACCAAAGAGAAGTATTCCAGTTCCAGGTTGATTAACTATTGAGTTAATTCTTAATGGATAAAGTTGATCTCTTTGTGCTTTATCAGGATTGTATGCAAGTTTTATTGCATTATTTAATATTCCTCTTTGCTGTCCAGCAGGTGAGAACCAAGGGAAGGAATTGATACTTGTTCTGACCATCAAACCTGCTACGTCAGCATTGGTTGGAATAAATCTGAACTTGTTATTAAATCTATCAAAGGTGTATTTGTATCCTGTATCAAATACTGCGTATGATGAAGATGCTAATGGACTATAGAATTCAATTATGTTGTCAGTTTGTGTGTCAGTATTTGTTATGTTAACAACATCTGCCCTATGGGGAGAAATGACTGCCATACAATCTTTTCTGGCACCAGCTATAGAAATTAACCTACCTGCCTTTGCTTGTGAGTCTTCTTTATTTCCTAAACCTGGACCCATGATTAAATAATCAACTGCTATCTCATCTTTATTCTTGAATAAATTATATGATGTAATCAAATTACCAAGTGTTGCTGTCATTCCACCAGTGGCAGAGTAATCAACACCACCTGTTAAAGTGTATGTTGCATTACCAATCACATTAAATACTATTCCTTGAGCATCTCTACTCCATCCACCAGCAGCAGTTGTTATTGGAGTATATCCAGAACTAAAATCAGATGCTGCTACAAAACCATCAGAACCATCTGAAGGATCATCTCCTGCATAAACATACTCAGAGAAATCTGCTAAGAAATCTTTATAGTATATTTTTTGTGGTGCATTTTCTGCAGATATTGCGTCTTTTGCTTTTGATAAATTTAAATTTTTCTCTAATAAATTACCTTGTATACCAGTTACAGTTCCTAAATCATCTATCACCACCACATGAATAGCATCATTTCTAGATGATCTATCAGATGCATAAGTTGTGGTTGTTGGTCTAGGTGCTATAGAACTCCAAAATACAGTTGAATTAGTTAATCCAAGTGTTTGAGAATCATACCAATCAATTACTTCACCAACAGCAGTTCCCAATGTTGTGGTTGCTATACCAACAGTAGATGAATTTACAATAGTAATCTCATTTCCTGCTTTAAATGATCTTGCTTGATCACCTTGAGCATAAGTAACATTAGTTGATACACCAGCAGTTGTTTCTCTTTGTGTTATTCTAACATCAATTGTTGTTTCTCCAATACCTGTAATGATTCCTTTTAAGTGTCCAGTGAAACTTGATGTGTCACCTGAACCTGCTATTACTTGATTGGTTAATGATGTAGAAACACCCATACCAACTGTAACACCAGTAGTAGAGCCAATTGCTAATGTTTGATCTGCCAAGTTATCAATCATGCAAACTTTTAAATTGTTTGCCCATGAACCTGGATTTTTAGCTGCTAATCCCCAAGTTTGAGTATCATCAGAATAGTTAGCAACAAAATCATCATAGTTTTTAATTTTCAATGAGGTGTCAACATTACCATTTCTGTCACCATTAGCATTATTTAATTGAGCGTCATCAGTTCTAACTACTTTAAGAACTCCTCCATAAGTAAGGAAAGATGATGCACTCATCCAATATTCATACTGTGCATCAGTGGAAATTGGTTTTCCAA